TGCAATAGTCAAATAGCTATTCGGGCATTTCGTCCATTCTCGCTCTGTTAGAGCATTTTCCGTACAAAGAGACATGTTATGCAACGTTATACCTTAGTTAACAAGGTACACGAGTGTTTGTCTGTGGGTCTTCAAAATGTGCAAGTTGGCTTATTAAAGCCTATTCAGCCATACCCAGACCTCACTCAGATTGCTCAGTTAACCATAAAATTGCTCAGTGAAAGGCAGGCCAGTGAGCTGCAAGCCAAAGGGGCAGAGCCTGGCGTGACTTATGGGCCAGCTTCTAATAAAAACCTGAGCCCGAATCCCTGCGATCGTCGGGTGATTTCACTGCAATTAGAACTCGAGCTAGAAGATACTGAACAACAAGTCATTGCACGGCTTGATCAGATCATAAACGAAGCAGAAACGCTTGTTACGGTGGACGAAATGCCCGTACCTTGGCAGCACTTTATCGCGATGTCGTGTGATTTTTCTTTTCGTCACCAGGCTGCATCAACACTGGGCAAAGCAGTGTTAATTTGGGATTTCTATTATCAAGTTGAACCCCCAGCAGAGCCTGATTGTCCGCCAATCACGCAAGTTTATTTGGGTCAAAAAGATGAGACTCATCACTTAATCTATGACAGTCAAAATCTGTAATAAGGAGTTGAAATGTTGTCGAATCAACACCAAACAGATCTGGCTTTATCAGATATTCAACAGCGATTGGCTAAGTTAATTAATGTCGGGACGGTGGAAGAAGTCGATTATGAACAGGCTAAAGTACGCATTCGTATGGGGGAGTGGCTGAGTGCCAAGCTACCTTGGCTAACAGGGCAAGCCGCGCATGATATGACTTGGCAAGCCCCTGAAGTTGGTGAGCAAGTTTTAGTTTTAGCCCCCAGTGGAGATACAGCACAAGGCGTAATTTTAGGGTCACTGTACTCCAGAAAAGACACGCATCATAGTCAATCCCAGGTGCTTTCAGATAAAACGGAAGATCAAAGTTTAATCACCCGTATTGCTGAGCTGACGCCTGAAACCAGTGCTGATGTTCAGCGCACCCGATATAAAGATGGCGCACTGGTTCAATACGATCGAGCCAATCATCGTTATGATATTTTTGTGCCTGACACCGAAGGCAATGAAAAAGCGCAAATCAATATTTATTCTGGCAATGCCATTAACATTGAATGTAAGCATGATGCACACATCAAAGTTGGGCGTAACGCAACAACTCATATTGTGGGTCAAGCGACGGTTAACATTGATGGAGAAGCAAGCATCTCGGTCAAAGATAAAACCAATGTCCATTGCGATAAAAGCATTAATTTGCACGCAGTGGATGAGTTAACTTTGTCATCAGATTCTAAGGTGAACATTCAAGGTGCAGCGGTAGACATCAATGCGGACGGCGCAATCAAGGTAAATGCGGGCGGACAACTTAAGTTAAATGGTGCATCGATAAGCGCACAGGAGTAATGAATATGCCAGCAGTTGCTTTGGACGGCGCAATAACGAATGTTCATGTCGGGTTTGCACCAGGTGTGATTAACGCAACCCAATCTAGTTTTACTGTGGGTGGAAAGCCAATGCTAAGACAAGGTGATCCCGTCGGGGATCATGTGCTTATGGCAGATCCAACGAAAAAACACATGGGTATGTCGGTCTCAGCTGGGGCCAGTACTTTTACTGTGGCAGGCAAGCCAGTTGCAAGAATGGGAGACGCTACAAACTGTGGTGGTTTAATTGCCATTGGGTTTGGCAGTTTTTCAGTAGGAGGGTAAACAATGATTGGCATGAATGCCAAAACAGGCAAACCATTAGGTGGGGTAGAACATTTAAAGCAAAGTATTCGTGACATTGTCACAACCCCTCTGGGCAGTAGAGTAATGCGAAGAGATTACGGATGTGGACTATTTGATTTAATCGATAGGCCATTTTCGCAGTCCTTGGTGGGTGAAGTCACCATGAGCATTGCCACCGCACTCGATAGATGGGAACCAAGGTTTGCTTTAGAGGGCGTGTCTGTTAGCCCTAACGGCGAAGGTAAATTGATATTGTCTATAGAAGGATTGTATTTAATCAACGACGAACCTGTAACTATCGAAGGTATACAGGTCTAACTTTTCACAAAACCCAGAGTTCAGTATGTCTGTTCTCTATTTTCATTTTAAGCCACGTTGTATGCAACCGCATGCCGTGGTTTTTTTATATCTAAATTGACATATCTTTAAAGGAGATATCTATGTCACAATTTCTACACGGTGTAGAAGTCATTGAGGCGCAAACAGGTACGCGCCCAGTTAAGACTGTTAAGAGTTCTGTAATTGGCTTAATTGGTACAGCGCCATTTGCAGATACAGACATGTTCCCTGCCAATACGCCTGTATTGGTTGCTGGCCGTCGTGCAGATGCTGCGCCGCTAGTGAATACTGAAAATACAGATTTCATAGCTAAACTAGCTGAACGAAAAGAAGCAGCTGCGCTTGCGGCAACTCAAGATGACAGCCCAGCTTACTTAACTGCGCTTGAGAAAGCATACAAAGCAAACAATTCAGAAGCGCTAACTGATGAGCAGAAAACTGCTGTAAAAGAAAAGGTTGCAGCTAAAGCAAGAGAATCAGTGGAAGACATTGCCGACTCAGATAAGGGCACATTGTTCAGTGCCATTGACGGCATTTTTGACCAAGCGGGTGCTGCAATTGTGGTGGTGCGTATTGAGGAAGGCCTTGACGACAAAGCAACTGCCACCAATGTTCAAGATAATGTAAAAGCATTTTTAGACGCTGAGTCTGAGCTTGGCTTTGCGCCTCGAATTTTGATTGCGCCAGAATTTACGCATCAGTTTGATGCTGATAATGGCAGTGCAAATCCAGTGGTTGCAGAAATGATTGGTGTTGCTGAGCGTTTGCGTGCCGTTATTATTGCCGATGGCCCAAGTGCAGATGAAAATATAGACCTAACTAAAGCTAACAGTCTGGCTATTCAGTACCGTCAAACAATCGGCTCTCGTCGAGTATTTGTGGTTGACCCAGGCGTAAAAGTGATGAAAGACGGTATGCCTAAAGTCGAGCCTGCAAGTGCGCGAGTTGCAGGTATGTTGGTGAAGTCAGACAATGACCGAGGCTTCTGGTGGAGCCCGAGTAATACCAATATGAATGGCATTTTAGGCTCAAGCCGTGCGATTGACTTCCAACTAGGTGACCGCAATGCACGTGCAAACCTATTAAATGAGAACGAAGTGGCGACGATTATTCGTCAAAATGGCTTTAAGCTTTGGGGTAACCGTACTTGTTCTGATGACCCTAAATGGGCATTCCTTTCAGTGGTTCGTACCGCAGATATGATCAATGACTCACTGCTTCGTGCTCACATGTGGGCGGTAGACCGCAACATCACAAAAACGTATGTACAGGATGTGGTTGAAAGTGTGCAAGCATACCTAGACAGCTTAACTGCACAGGGGGCAATTTTGGGTGGTAAAATTTGGGCGGATGAAGACCTCAATACACCGGCCAATATTCAAGCGGGTAAGGTGTTCTTTAGCTTTGACTTCACACCACCAACACCAGCTGAACACATCACCTTCAAAAGCATTCTAACTAATAACTACCTTGAGGAAATCGTATAATGGCTGCGTCTCCAAAAATTCTTAAAAAATCACAACTATTCGTCGATGGCAAAGGCTACTTAGGCATTGCAGATGAAGTTACATTACCAAAAATTACAGTCAAGACACGTGAAGTCACTTCAGGTTTTCAAGCGCCCGTTGAACTAGATGTGGGCCAACTAGAAAAGTTAGAAGGTTCTATGACACTGCTTGAGTATAACTCAGATGCAATGAAGTTACTTGGTGGTTGGGATGATAAAACGGTTGGTGTCACCATTCGTGGTGCTATCCAAGCACAAGGCAATGCGCCTCAGCCTGTAGTTGTTTCTTTGCAAGGCTTCTTCAAAGAAGTGGATATGGGCAACTGGAAAGATGGCGAAGAAGCTAAACTAACGCTTCAATACGCTGTACAGAAGTATAAGTTAGAAATTAACGGTGAAGTTATTTACGACATCGACTTATACAACGACAAGCGCATCATTAATGGTCGAGATCAAATGGCGCTGCTTCGCGCGGCAATCGGAGCTTAATGTATGACTGAAATCATTGAACTGAATTACCCAATTACGGTCGACGGGCATGAGTATGCAAAATTGACGATGAGGCGACCAAAAGTACGCGATCGTTTGATGGTTGATAGAGCTGATATCAGCGAGTCAGAAAGTGAAATCCGTTATTTCTCACATCTTTGTGAAGTGTCCCCTCAAGTTGTTGAAGAGCTAGATTGGAGTGACTTTGTTAAGTTACGCGAAGCGCTTCAAGCTTTTCTCGTATCCCGCCCAGCCGTTTAAAAGCAATGGTCATTGCCCTCGCAAAATATACAGGGTGGGGATTACAAGAACTCAACAGCCTAACCGAAGAAGAGCTCATCGAGTGGTTTGAAGCGGCGGTTGATTACAAAGAGTCAATAGAGGCGGGGTAACCCGCTTCTTTTCAGTATTTATACTTCAATGACTTGCAAATAAATCAGGTCATTTAATTATCAATATTTTGTTGTGTTGTCCTTTCACAACAAGTCATTACTCATTCCTAAACATTCTCATTCCCAGGTATTGCTATGAAAAATCAGGGAAAGTCAAAAAATGACTTATCAAAAAATAAAGTTAAAAATCGTTTGGCTAAGCAATTAGACACTAACATATACACGAAATTGGGTGAGACGATTTCTCAGTTGAAAGATCAAAGTTCCTCGCCACAAGTTTCTTCAATTACAACAGTACTGACTGAGTTTGCAAATGCACAAGTTAAAAATTTACTTGGCGGGGTGAGTGATTCGTTTTCAAAACACATGAAATCGTTCAAACCAGAATCCCAGAAAGATGTTTACTCGACAGGAAGTTTTGAAGACCAGCCCAGCAAGGCACCAGATAGTGTCACTCAAGTCGACATAAAACACAAAGCGGCCGATGTTGGCTTAAACAGTGTGGCTGATGCAATTGCGGCATTAGATTTTTCGCAGATGCAACAAGCGGTAAAAATAGACTTGAAACAGCTGCAGACAACAGTACCTAAACTGATTGATAGTTTACAGGTGAGTGAGATGTATCAGACTGTTAAAGAGTCTGTGGCAACGAACTTGAGCAATGTGCAAATTTCACATTTTAGGCGAGAACTAACAGCACTCGAAAATGCTGCACCAAGAATTAGTCAGTCACTCAAGGTAGAAGAGATCAACGATGTGGTGACCATCGCTGGCCAGCAACTTCACCAATTAGATTTAGCTGGTGCCTTGAA